TTCTGGCCTAACATACCAAGCTATTTCCCGCAGGAACAGGGTTTTGGGCACCCACAAGTCGGGCATGGCGATTGATAAGATACAGCCGTGGATGGTGTCATTATCTTGGCCAACAAATGATATACCCGCTTTTTCGCATCTGAGTAAAACTTGGTGAACATGTTCATAATCATACTCCTCTTTAATTAAACTTTTAAGATTAGATTGTTTGGCAAATTCAGTCATTAATTTACTGACTTGATTATAATCTGATCTTTCTAATCTGCGTATCTTCATTATTCTCCTGATAGATCTTGTGGATAATAAAATGGATCTGTTGTGCCACCACCTCCACCACTGACACCCCCACTACCCGCACCACCTCCAGTTCCACTGGCTGAATAAGGCTTACCGAAATCAAATGCGGTGTTACTTATGGCAACAACATTGTCCATACCTGTGTCAATTGGATATAAGGCTTTTTGATCTGTGGCATTTGTTCTACGTCCTGTTATCTTTCTTTCTAAGATAGCTTGAACACTGCTTAGATTGACCACACAGGTATAGGTATCCTGTCTCGCGTTAATGTCTGTTGAATCAGTTATGGTATAATTGGAAATATAACCACTATATCTTAAACTGACATTGTCTGCTACTAATTCTAATCCTTGATTAAAAAACGCTCTATATATTTCTACTCTACTACCTTTAATATTGGTATTCAAAATAAGACTGACATAACTAGTCCAAGTTCCTAAACCTGCTTCACCTGGGTCTTTAGGAATTCCACTTAGACTCATTTGTAGTTGACTATTAGTGGCACGTTGGTCATCCTGTATTTCAGCAAACCCTAAAAAATGTCCTAATCCTGTGTAAGTCACTGAATCCCATTCAATTGGTCCATAGGTATTGGCCAAGGTATAGGTACTTGTGTTAATGGTTATTTTTACAAGCACACAATGTCTAACTGATGATGCTGTGGTTGCTGGTATGGTTATCATATAATTTTCTCAACAAAGACAAAATCACCTGTGTATTCTGCCCAATCTCTTCTTATAATTCTATAAGTTGGAAATTCCTGTGCTACAACTACCATAGTGGTTGCTGTGCCAATTTTCATGGTGGTGTTAGTATTAGTATTTTCACTGGTTATTAATGGTCTGTGAACTTGAAATGTTTTAAAACTTCCAAAATTAGTTACATCTTCAGTTACAATATAAGGATAACGACTATTTGTTGGCTGTATCCAATCACCACCACGGAATATATAACCACTGGTTGAGGTATTAACAGCAATAGTTACACTGGTTCCAGTAAAATTAGTAATGGTCATTGCTGCTCTTTCTGCTACTGAAAAATCACCTTGATATCTAGTCAAATAATGTAGATTAGGTGTATTGGCAATATTAACCACACATTCAGCAGTTCTATCATAGTTTTGTATTGCCTCAAATATAGTTCTAGTCGTAGTATAAGGAAATACAGCAATAGGTTTCACAGTAAGCACAAAAGGTTGCGCTGTGACACGTTCGGCACTTTTAATTCTTTGGCTTCGACTTATACTTTGACCAACAACTTTACGCCGATCAATTTCTATTGATTGAGCAGAATTGAATAATACTTGAAATGTCATGCTAATCTCCTACCTGGTTGTGATCTCCTACCTGCTTCTGTTACGGAATATATAAATTGCGGATCGCGAGCTACCAATGATCTGAATGATTGAGCATCAACCGCATTAATGTTATAGGTAATATTCATTGGTTTACTCTGTTCAAATGGTGTAATATTTGCTGGACCAGTTATTAATTCTGGACCTTGTTCACCAACAATACCCATTTGACCTGAGGGCAAATAACCACCGCGAGCAAATCCTGGAAGACCTAAAATTGACGAACCTGCTGCGGATCCACCACCGAATAAATTGCGAAAGAATCCTCCAGTTCCACTTGCCCCTAGGAAATTCATAAACATTCTACTGGCTTGAACACGAGCAAATTGTGCTAACATGGTTGTGATTAAATCTTTGAAACTTAATTTACCTGTTTGAACAAATCTAACAATCGCATCTTCAAAACCACGTGTGAATGTATCAAAATATGACTTTGCCTGATTGGCAGCATCATAAGCACTTTCTCTGTAACGTTCAAATGCTTCATCCCATCCAGAAGCCCAAGTCCGACTATATTCTAATTGTTCTATTTGTATTTCGGAAATACGACCATATGATTCTGCTATGCGATTTAGTCCTTCTCTAAATCTTTCAGCATCTTGACTGGTCATGTCTTCTAAATTAAACATATCAGCAAAACTGCGAGCTGCGGATTCTGCTGCCATTCTATTAGCACGTTGAATATCTGTGATTTGTCCAGCAAGTCCAGGTAATCTACTGCGCTTATACTGTTCTTCTGCCAGTTTATCCTGAGCATCCAAAATAATGTCACGCAATTTACCTTGTATATCTGCTTGCCTTTGTAATTCAGCGGAAATTAATTCTAAATTACGTTTACGATCTTCTTCAGCGGCACGCTGACTTTGAACTAGATTAATACCATAGGTGATTTGTTGATTATTTTCTTCATGTGATTTAGTAGCATCTTTTATAAGTTGATTAACTAAATCTATTTCATGACTATAAGCAGCTACCTTAGAGGTATCTGTTTCATTAATCATTTGACCGCGTAGTTCAGTCTGACGATTTTTAAGTTCTTGTATTTGATCCGAGAATCTCTTATATTCATTATTCAGTTCAGTTTGAAGTTCAACTTCATCATCCAGTTTACCAATCATACGAGCTTGGAAACCAAATCTGTCAAATAGTTCACCAGTATATCGACGCAGTTCATCTGTCTGAACCTTATACTTGGCATTGAGTTTATCTATTTCTGGATTTAGTCCCTGTATTTGTCCACGTAAATTTTCAACTCCACCTACAACATCTCCCTGGTCTAGACCACCTAGTTCTTTCATTTTCTTATCTAGGTCATCTAATGTTTCTTTAGTCTTATCCATAGACATTGTTATTACAGCCAATGTGCTAGCAAATAATAACATATAAGGATTGCGCACCAACAGCATTATGGTTTTATTAAGGAAGGCAAACCCTGCTGCTAACTGTAATATTCTACCAGTTGTGATTAATAAGCCGATGGCAAATCCACCAGCAAGATAAACTCCTAAGGCCATAAGAATAGGCAGCAATGGATTTAATACCTTAGCAAGTCCATTTATTGCTGGAGCAAGTGCTTGACTAATCATAACTGCCAATGGTCGTGCTGAATCTAATAACTTGGCCATGGCATTTGCAAGATTTGCCAAGGCAGAGTTAAGTCCACCTTCCTGTCCCATTGAATCAATAAGGTTATTAAATGAGTCACGAAGGTTTGAAGTTGCCTGACTTAGGCTCTTAGCACGTAGATCACTACCACCAGCAAAAGCATCACTTAGTCCTTGTTCTAAGGCCTTAAGTATGATCTGAGCACCTTTAGCACTTTGTCCTAGTTTAGTGATTTCTAAACGATTAATGCCAAGTGTGTCTTTTAGTATGGTGAATACTGGGATACCACGATCCGCTAATCTGTTTAGATCTTCTAGACCCAATCCACCTGCTGTGGTTCTAGCATAAAGGTCTGTTATAGCACGTAGAGCACCAACTTTGTCTGCGGCCACAGCTGATACTTCAGCAAAGAATCTAAGTTGATTAATAGTAGGATTCAGTCCTGCTGATCTAAGTTTTATAACAGTTTCAGTTAGATCATTAACTGAAAAACTACTGGTGGCAGCAAAACGTTTTATGTCAGCAAATACTGCATTGCCCTTTTGAACGTCCTTATATAAAATCTGTAAGGTTATGCGGAGATCTTCAAATGTTTTAGTTATTTGAACAAACTCACGTGTGGCAAATGCCACTGCCAAGCCACCTAGAGCAGCCTTTAATCCATCAATAGCAGAGATTGCTCCTCTGGTATCTACATTGACTTTATAGGTAGTATCTGCCATGTTTATCTTCCCTTAAATATTTTGTCCAGCGTTCTTTTAATATATGCTTCAGTGGGTTTGGTCATACCATCTGGCGCTTGATTTGACCATCCCTTATCTAATTTGGTAGCATAGGCATAGTTGGCATTAATTTCAGTGCCTTCTAATCTAGTTTTAGCACGAGCATTACCACTTCGGATAGGTGTGTGACTGCGAAAGATTTTGTAAGCACCTTCTGGAACTTTTTCTACTTCCTTAAGAACACGTGTCAAATCTGGAGTGATCTGATCCTGTGTCCGAGTAACTGTTATACGCATTAGGCACGTTCCTTTATCTTAAGCAGTTCTTCTTCACTAACTGGAGGAATATAACCAGGTTGGTCCTTTTCTCTCCAAAACTTTTCAACACTGAGACTAATATCCATCATAACCATATCAAAAGTTGTAGCGCGAACTATAACTTCACTGGGCAACAAACCATAGCGTTGCGCCATACGATCAATCAATACAGCAATACTAGTTTCTCTACCTTCGGGATCTATGGCCTCCCCGTTTATTTTCCCAGTGTTTCTACAACCTTACCAATAACCTTTGTTAATACATTCATAGGTAATGCTACTTCCTCTGTGAGTGTTTCCTTACCTTCTTCATCTAATACCATTTCTCTTACTACCTGAACTAGACTTTCAATGTCATTTTCTTTTAGGTTTGCCATTTTAACAAACTTGTGCATGGGTTGACGATCCCAAATCCAAAACTCAATAGGTTCACCAAACTCTTTGACAGTTTCTTCATCATCGACTTGGATTTTTATTAATTGTGGTTTTGCTGTGAGCTGTGTTAACTTCATATCTTTAGTCCTTTCTATCTTTTAGGTTGTGTATGACTGCTAGAATAAAACGCAGTCTTGAGTTGATCTTGTCTGCGTCTCCTAGAAGGCAGCGTAGTTCACCCAATGCTTTCGCACATTCTGCTTCAAGGCTTCGTAATAATTCATCTTTATTAAATCTTTCTAAATCCATAAAACTATCCTTTTTGATATTTAACTACTAAAACAAAAAAGGCTCCTAAGAGCCCCTTTTGTTGTATAATTTAAATTATACTGTGCCTGCGGTTAGGTCACCATCTACACTGAGTGTAATTGGACTTACCCAAACTGGGGCTGTAGGATTAACAGTAGGTGCTAGGTTTGTAATATAACCCTGTCCACTTACATATTTGGCACCTGTTAGGCGACCATTGAAGTAGACACGGAAATATACTAAGGTAGCATCGTTGGAAAGATCGAATAGACCACCAACTCCATTGCTTCCTGTGAAGAATGTTGTTGAATCTATAACGAAATTACCAGCAATGCTGTTATTGGCTGGTGTTGGAACGGTCTTGTTAGAAAATTCATCTAACTGAGTCCATTGGAACACTCCTACCGCATTGTTG